TTTCCTCAAAGTTAGTAATCATTTTTTTTTACTTTTGATTTGATTAACAATAGCCTGTATTAGCCAATAGTTCATAGTCTATATTTTATTCTGAATAGCATTCCAAGTTCGGTATCGTTTGAATGCTTGCCTACTAATTTACGAATATTTGCTAATTCAAACTCATTTTCAGCAATAGTTTTTTCTAATCTTTGTATTTTTTCAACAAGCCCTTCTATCTCTAATTTATCCAGAAGGGATTGTTTTAACTCATAATTACTTTTCATATTTATCTATTTTAGTTTGAGCAATTTGGTTGTCGGCTTCCTTATCAGCCTCAACGTCTTCCTCGTCCTCGTCTTCCCAATCGCAATGATCTAAGCATTCAGGACAAATCCCGATCTCCCAATCGCAATAATCTAAGCATTCAGGACAAATCCCGATCTCCTCAAAATTAGTATGTGCGCCGCAGCAAGTTGAATAAGGCATAGGTTATAAGTTTTCTATTAAAGCCGTTAATAATAAAGCGCCGCCCATTATATACCAGAACCATTTTCCGCTTAGGCTTTCTGCTTTGTATTGCTCTTGTCTTTTTTCCTGTAAGGTTTTTAATCTGTTCATATTGTTTGTTTTGTTATACAAATATACACCTTTTATACATATTTTATACATATAGGGCATCTTTTTTCTTAAAATTATGTTAAAATTTATATCTGTTTGAAAATCAAAGAGTTATGCAATTAAGCAAAAGCGTACCGCCCTGATCCTCTTTTTAAGTTGAAATTCTGCCACGCTAAAGCCAATGCCATAACGCAGTCATCGTGAAAGCCAGAAGGCGCTGAATAGCGTACCCCATTAGCCGTAAACTGATATTCAAATACATCTAATTCGTCAACAATTACCCCCTCTGGGTAACCTATCTTGCCCTGTTGGATTGCCTGCGCTAAGCCTTCCATAAGTTGCTGCTTAGATTGGCTCGTAAATTTTAAGCCTTCAATATTTACCCCTTCCCTAATTAAGTCCTCAAGTATAGGATCACCAACTCCCGTGCTATCTGCCAATATAGGCGCAATAGGAAGCCTTTTAATGTTCGCCTTAGTATTATGCCAATCCATCTGGAAGCGGTCAAAATAAGCCACGTTACCCCCATTGTCAAGCCCTACGATAACGGTGAAGTCAACTGACTTAGCAAGGTCAATCCCATAAGCCACAATTTGCTGCGCTGAAATCGGTTTGATGCATCTTTGTATAAAGGCATTCCCAAAAGGGTTGGCGCTATTCTCGGCGGGGTTTGCAAGGTATTCCTGTTCAAATACTACTTCCGGCAACTGCAATCTTGCCTCGTCTATTTCCCTTGTATTAATATATGGATTGTCGTAGGTACTGAATTTAAAACTGCGCCAATCATTTTCGCCCTGTTTCATAAACATTGAGTAAAAGAAATTCTTACCTCTGGGCGTAGATAAGAAAACCGCCTTGCCTTCATAATCGGTTAAGGTTGGGCGTATGCTATTTTGCCATCCTGATTCTAAGTCAGGGATAAATGCAGCCTCGTCTATAATTACTAAATGAAACTTGCGCCCTCTTAAATTATCCAATCGTTCCCCTGTAAAAAATTCTATTGATCCGTTGTTAGGGCAATAGATTTTAAGATTGCTAATATTGTTTTTAAATGGAATAGCAGCCGTTAGCCTTTCAAAAAATGCCTTTGCTAATTTATAGGTTGGTGTTATGTATGCAACTTGTCCGCCTGTGATTGCTTCTTTGATCCCCATTATTTGTGATAGTTCCGACTTGCCAAAACGCCTTCCGCACATTACAACAATAAAACGCCTATCGCATTCTAATATCTTCTTTTGATTAATATGGGGGTTTGGTAATTCTATGCGCACTATAAAATAGTTTTGCCTTCAACGAATACAACCTCAATCTTTGTATCTTGTTGAATATCATATTGTTCTTTAGGCTTTCCATAAACTCTGGTCAGTAAAGTATCTAAACTATATAGGCTGCCTTTTTGTAGGCTTTTATTCATAGCGCCTGCAATCGTCTTTTCAAGTATCGTGGCTTTGGGGTTATCGTAAACTTCTTTTAATTCCGTAGTGTTCATTGACATCATAACTTGTATCGTGTCGTTTATTTCACTTAGCTTATACCCTTGTTCTTTTAGTAGCGTTACATATTTACGCGGTCGCCCGTTTGGGTTTCTTATTTCCCCTTTCTGAACCGGTATTAAATTCTGTTCGTTTGCCATATTCTCTTATTTATCTCTTTGTTATTGAGCGGTAAGGTCAGTACTGCCCTGCCTTCTTTTGGCTGGAATGCCAAACGCATTACTTCTATGCTATAACCGCTTTTTTTGGATAATCCTTTTTTAATTTATTACACAAAGGTAACATTGAATTATGTAATGGATAAATATATTTTAATTTGCCTTTTGTTATAAATTCAACCGCATTTTTATCGTGATATTTAATTAAAAAATCTTTTCTACTTAATCCATTTAACCCCCCTTTTTGCTTAACCCAATCACTAATTATTCTTCCGTGATATCTTTTGCCATTTATAACCCAACTACTATCTGTTTTATTTTCCATAGATGTACCTACATAAAACCAATTTGTTGCTTGATATATTACACCTGTATGTTCTTGGTCTTTATCAGCATAGCTAACAATTAATTTAGCCATAGGTACTAATTTCTTAACTAATTTTAATGAAATAGATAATGCTTTAGATGTGCTTTCTTGTTTGCCATTTAATGCCATTCTTACTAATTCAATAACTTGTCCTTGTTTTAATTGATAGGTATTTGCAATATTATTATTAGCACCTGTGCCATATAGCACAACTCCAGACCATTCATTTTTACTATTAAATACTGAAAAGCCAATAGTATTTACAGGTACTGATTTTGCATAATGAAAATTTAAACAAGCATATTTAATTGCCTTATATGATGCTAATTCTAATTTCATAATTCACCTGCTGAAACTGAAAAAAATGCTTTTTTATATTTTCGATCTATTAACTCTGTAATATCTATTTCTGCTTGTTGTAAATCTTCTACTGTTTCGAATGTTATTTTTATTGTAGGAGAATTATTTTTTTCTTGACCTATTAATTCATCTAAACCTGGTTCAATAACAAAGTTTGGTATGTCTAAACCCCAATCGGTTAATTCTTCTGCATCCCAATTATTTGCAAGGTCATCCCAATCCCATTCGCCATATCCAACATTATCCTTTACTATAAATTCTTTTTGTTGCTGCTCGTTCCAATCAACTATGTCAACATTGATTTCTTTTAACCCTGCTTCCTTAATTGCCTTTAAACGCATATTTCCACCAAGCACAACCATATCTTTGTTAACTACAATAGGTCTAACATTTAACATATCAGGAAAGTCCTGTATTGACTTTACTAATTTTTTAAACTTGTCATCTTTAATTAAACGGGGGTTATTAGGGTTTGCAATTACTTCCGTAATCTTGACTTTTTTTATCATAGGTTTGTTTTATCTACCCTGACCTCTATACATTTTTGGTTTTGGGCTATGTTTATTAAAGGATTTCTTTGCGTGTCCGCGTTTCCTTTTACCAAAGTTAACCTTTCTTGAATCACTTTTAACTTTTGCCATCTAATTTTTTTTTATGTTCTTCGATTAAAAATTCAATATAATGCTTTTTATCCCCGTATTCAATATGGCAAGTCCTACAAACTGCCATCAAGTTTTCAATCTTATCCGCATCTGTGCTTCCCCCCATCCCCCTTCTATGTATATGGTGAATGTCTACTGCTCTTGATCCACATACTTCGCAGGGCATAAAATCTTCACCGCTATAACCAAAATGCTTTAGATATATTTTAGTGTGGTTTTTTATTTTGGATATTTTGGATGCTCAGTAGGTAGTAAATCAAAGTCAGAATCGTACTTAGGGTTTTCTGGTCTGCCATTTTTTATAAGGTATAAAAATGCGTTTACTCTTGCATAAGCCCATTGCGAAGCTGATTTGACATAAGGCGAACGACTTGTATTATATGCGCCTAAGCCTCTTTGATATACAGATTTCAATGCACCAAGATTTGCACCGTAGCCTAATTTTTCTTTATACCTATCATTGAATTCATCTGCTTTTTTTTGTAAAGTTGCTTCTACTTCTTTTGTAACCTCTGCGCCTCTTTTACCGCCCGCATCCCCTTTCGCACTTCCCTCGCCTTTTGGATCGGGGTTTTTAGTATCTGACTTAGGTGCTTTTGGGCTGCCTTTTATTCCACCCCTTTCGCCAACCTCTGCCAAATCTTCTTTATGGTATAAATATTCACTATCTTCTGTATGTACTGCGCCTGTCATTAATCTTCCAGAAGCGTCTTTATGTGTTTCGCCCGTCCAAAGAACTCCGTCTATTGTATAATGCGCAACGCCTACTTTAAATTTTTGCTTATCTATTTCCGCAAGTTTTCTTTGCGCCCAAGCTACGCCTTCATCACCACCCCAAGCTAACCACATTAAAGCGCCGCAATCTTCTTTAGGATCACCTTTGCTATTTTCTCTATGCCTTTCAAAACTTGACATTCTCGCTATCGTTTCTCTGGATATGTTTTCGCCTTTGGCTATTTGATTAGCCCTTGCCCAACCTACTAAAGTTCCGCAGCCTCTGTCGTTTTCTTTTTTAATATTTAATGCTCTGCGTGCGTTTGCCTTTGCCGCCTCTGGATAATCGTTATAACTATCCACCATTGAAACTCTGATTGCAGCCCATACACTTTGAGC